CAGAGTCACTTGGTAGCTCATAGTTCAGCTTGATTTGCTGAATGCCGCCGGTAGCCGTGATGCTAGACGGGATAGCTGGCGCAGTCTGGTCGCCTTGCAAGGTCAGAGTCTCGGTGATAAAGCCAGACGTTTTGCCGGTTAATGTTACCGCCCTGACCCTAAAGGTGAACTCCTCTAACTCCTTCATGCCAGCTATTACAGTGCTGGTTCCATAGACGTTTATCGAGGAAAATTCAGCGCCCGCCCCGCTGATAGCCTCGTTCACCCCGCCATAGTTAAGCTCTAGGGTCGTGGAGTCAGCAACAGAGCCATAGTTGATTGTCTGATTGTAGGCATCTGAAACCTGCCCATAGTCAATCTCGCCTTGTGAAGTTTGCTTAAACTCAACCTCATAGAAGGAAACATAGGTATTCTCGGTGGGAGCAGTCCATCTCACACTAACAGCAGGCAAGACAGAACCATCATTACCCAAGACAGTGGTTTCTGTGAGGGTGAGAGCCGTTGGCGCTGCCTGCGCTGGCGTATCGTCCACAATGTCTGAATAGTCAGGATTGTTTGGCCCGACAGTGGCTAAGATATTCGATGTATCGTTGTCTGGATTTCGGTCTGATTCCACGAAAGAGCCAGAACCCGTCCCATAAGCCACCGCCCTCACCCAATAGTAGCGGGTATCACCAACATCTATGGGATCAGCCGAAGTTGAAGCGTCATGCACGAACTGTGTGCCAAGCGTCCTGCCAACCTCAACTCTATTTGCCCAGGATGAGTCTGGCGAGGCATAGACTACAATCTCTTTGAACAAACTGGTGTTGACTGGGTTTGTCCAATCTAACTCGATAGATTTTAAGCCAGCAGTGGCAGACAGGTTCTGTGGGTCAGGTACTCCACGAAACGCCTCAGTGATAACGCCAGAAGGTTGGAGAGTGCTGTATTCACCAACAAGAGGGTCGGCATAAGAACCAGCATCATCTTCCAAGAGCGTGAGGTTAACCACCCCGTCTTGGGTATCAGAGAAAGACCAACTAGCGCAGCGAAACACCTTGTTGCTGTAGTTCAGTTCCTCAACGGTAACCGAAACTCTGTCCCCAACGTCTATTCTCAGACCGGTGAGGTTGGCAGGGAAAGTCAGCACCTTTTGTTGGTCGCTCATCTGCACTTGTTTGTGCGCGATCCTCTGCGCCATGTACGAGCTATTAGTGAAAGGCAGCTCTACGTCTTTGGTGAGAACCTCGTTGTTATCTCTGCTAACTGCCGCCGTAATAGATACCGCTGGTGCTTCGACTGATTTATGGTTCTGGGCGGGGTCAATAAAAATCGGGCGGATTGTATTAAAACGCTGACCGCGTTCCACCGAAGTGTTAACCGTGATTGGCCCTGCAAGGTCATCTTCTGTGAGGCTCTCTGTGGGGGCTTCATAGATTCCCGCCCTGATCGTGTAGATACCGTTTGAATAGACTAGGCTGCCGTTCATAGAAGATAGCAGCTTGTTGATGTTTGCTCGGTGAGTGTCTGTTGCGAACAAAACACCATTCGCAGTGAACCGCTTTTGAGTCCCTGAGTTGGGCACCGCTACCGTAACATCACAAGCGTCTGCCGCAGTTTCTACCGCAGCCCAATCAATCTTGCTAACAGGGATAGACAGTCCAAACTTGGTGTCTGTCAGGTAATTAGCTACGCAGAGAGCGGGATTGTCTGACCATTGCTGATAAGTTGCATTGGTAGGATTGGCCCCCGCACTCGTATCAAGGCGAGGGTCGTAAATGTCTTTTTTGCCTTTGACTAAGGCTTTGATGTTCTGAGGCTTCTTTCTATCCCACAATTGCTGGGATGAATCGGTCAGCGTCCACTTGGTAGAGATTGTGGCAATGCCACGAGTCCTGTGTGCTGTGCTCCAGTTTGCACCCACAAAGGTCTGGAGCAACGTATCATAGGTCTGGTCGCTTGCGCCTAGCCGTCGATTGATCTGGGTTATGGTGGTCGATGGGTCATCAGAGGTTGGGCCGTAGGTTCCAGCGGTTACGTTGGTGCCGCTAATCTGCGCGTCTGTTATAACCTCTAGGTCAAAGTGAACGTCTGTGATGTCCTCCACTTCATGCCCAGTGAGGGCGATAGCGTGATATAGGTCTTTGTTATCTGTTCCGCCCAAACCAACGAAGAAGATAGGCCCAGATACTAGGGCTTCGCCATAGACCATCTTCTGGCTTTCAATGGTTCCACGAACTGTCTGCTGTCTTGTCTTGTCGTTATCCGCTTGAGGTATTGATAGATCCGGCATCAACCCTTTGAGAGCGGCAGAAGCACCAAACACCGTAGCAAAACCAGCAATAGTCGCAGCCGTTCCGGTTAAACCCAAGAAGGGGATAGCCGCACCGACAGTCATTGCTATGCCTGACGCAACTCCGGCGATGGCTGCCCCTGCTGCTAAAATCGGCGCAACTACTGGTGGCATTCTATACGCTCCATCCTGCTATCAAGTATCGGTCTGGTATTTGAACCATCCCTTTTTGGGTCAGACAAACAACGCGATCTGACAGCTTAACTCCGCACACTTGCCCAATCATCGGCACGTCAACAATGCAAGGGTCGCCGTCTTTTATGTCAGAACTGACATCACCCAAGATGCTGCTAATGAAATCGACTAACTCACCCTCTCGCCCGACTAAAACTTGAGCCTGAGCCTCTGAATCGTATTTGAACTGCTCAGAGTAATCCTTGCCGGTAAGCTCTTTAACAATGAAAGCCGCAAACTGGCAGCAGTCAGCATCGCCATAACTGAACTCTCGGCGCTTCCACTTGTTTAATGCGTTGTGAACTCTCATCAAAATCTAAAGGTTTCACTAAAATCGCTGGGGTCTATGGTTCCGTCAAACGGCGTGAAGGTGCCAGGTCTAGGCGTTCCGATGATCGCGTTAGATGCGGCATCTCCCCATCTCAGTTTCGCCCCGTCAATGTCAGCCATTAGGTCGAAGCCTAAGTCTCCAGAAAAGTCTTTCTGCAATTGGGCGCTGGTGTACTTTAGGTTGGAGGCTTTGTTGAATCTGGCAAGCTCTGACTCAGCGGTTAGGGAGATTACATCCCCGCTCTCTGCTCCCACAGATACGGTCATCTGATCCATAGCGCCTTCCCATACAATCGTGGGGTCAGCAATCAGGTCATCACTAGAATCTAAAACGCCAAGGTAAACCGTAACAGGCTGTAGATAATAGTCCTCAGTCAGAGCGGCAGCAGATACGTCTGGGTCTAATCCAGAGAGGGAGAGTGTGATTTTGTAAGGACTGACATCAGCGCCTTCTTCAATCGTGCTAATTTCTCCCAGATCACCAGTACCTAACCAGTCCTGACCGCCCCAAGTATAGGTGCCAATGGAGTTATGGACGTACAAAGTCCCGCTAGGAAACTCCAACTTGGCAAACGTAACCAGCGCAACGTGCTGGGCAGACAGGGCATCAAGAACCGCAGATGGAAAACCTCGACTCATGCCAGAACATCCTCAACGGCTTCAATGTTGAAACTAGACGTTATGTCCACTTGGGTATCCCATGACGCTGGGCCTGCCAACATAAACACCCCGCTCACTGGTGATGTGTAGGTGATTATAGTGTCATCTGCTGGCGTCTTTCGGATAGGGGGAGCGATTGACAAAGTTACGTTACCAGAGCCATCACTATTGGCATCTGCCACGACCATGTGCAACTCATTCCCGAAAGAAATGTAATCGCCTGCTCTCAGGTAGTTGGAGACGTTAGCCGTAGCCCCATCACAGACCAGACTGGTACCCGATTGGCTACCACCGTTCACAACCAGCGTACCGCCACCCGCACCCCTTCTAGTATAAGAATGGTCGTGCAAGGTAAACCGATGCTGCTGCCCGTTTAACTTAACCAGAAACGCCTGCATCTCTTGGCGGTTATCACCAGACAGGTTTCTAAACTGCAAACTGGCCCTCCATAAAGAACCCTTGCGGGATGTGGTCTGCACTGCGTTAGTCAAGGGAGACTGAAACGTGCGAGTGTTAGAAACAAGCTCAAACGTGTTGGTCGTTGGAGTGATGCTTGGGAAGGTGAAAGTAGTCATCAGGCAAATCTACCCCTTCTCATAAGATCTTGGATGGTCATTATAGTCTGCTGTGATGTCTGGGCCATAGCAGATTTGATCCTTTGGTCTACGTCGGCACCAGAGCCTCTAGCGTCTACGTTGTTGATAACGGTGACACCGCCACCCATCTTCTTGTTTGGAACTATTGAGCCAGCCTGATTGGGTACGAACATCTCAGGCCCACGCTCTCCAACCATGTATGGCTGACCAGACTGAACAGGGCCGCCGATGGCTTTGCCGGTCAAGCCTTTGGCGAAAGATAGAAACCCGCCAGTAATCTTGTCGATCACGAACAGCTGGATCATCTGCGCGATCATATCCAACGCCATCTTCTTGAATGCTTCTTTGAGTGAAGTGGTGCCTTTGACCACGCCCATCAGTCCATCAGACATGTTCTTCATAGTCTTACCTGCTAAATCATCCAATTGTTGTTGGACGGTTGGCAGGTTGTTTTGCAGTTTCTCAAAACTTTCATTTAAGCGGTCTGCTATAGTCGGCGTCGCCGAATCGCCAGCGCCCAACCCAGTCGCAGCGTTTTGAATTTCAGCTATCGACTCAGCCGCTTCGCGGTTGGCGACAATGAATGCTTCCATGCTAGTAGATAATTCTAAGCCTGGGTTGCTTGCTTTCAGAACTTCCAACTCTTTAGCTAGAACGGCGATATCTTGAGGCAGATTCCCCATAATTTGAGCCGCACTTTCGGATATGAGAGGCATACCCAAGAATGCGGCGATCTTGTTGTATATGTCTATAAAAGCCTGCAACGGCGGGATCAATTTGCTG